ATAGACTTCACTCATCGGACTATTAATCTCTGCGTTATGATTAATATCATGACCATTTATACATATTTGAGAATTGTAATACTTACTCAATATTTCACCCCCTTTCAATATTGATAATATTACATAAATAATATTAATTCAAAGAAAATAACACAACTACTTAATGCTAGCTAGACCAAATGAATAACCACATATTACTTCCCTTTATTGACCTCAGCAAGTCGTTTAAACTGCGTGCATCCTCCACCTTGAGAGGCTAAAAGCAAGGACCCTTAGATGACTGAGAGAACAGTCGTTTAAATTAAATCAAAAGGAGTAACCAAAATGGATTTTTTAAAAGAACTATTCGCAGCCAAAGCCCTGACATTCGAGGAACTGAAGAAAGCTGTAGAAGAAAACGGAAAGATGAAAGTTGTAAACCTGAAGGACGGAGGCTATGTCGATAAGGACAAGTATACCGCCAAGGAAGCCGAAGCTACAGCACTTAAGGACCAAGTAACCGCCGCAAACAAGCAGATTGATGACTTCAAGAAGCTTGACGTCGAAGGTATCAAAGCCGCTGCAGATAAGTACAAGGCAGACTATGAGGCAGCGCAGGCGAAATACCAAGAAGATCTCAAGAAGATGCAGTTTGATTTTGCACTTGATAAAGCACTGGGCGGGGCCAAAGCGAAGAACTCAAAAGCGGTAAGAGCTTTACTTGATGTCGATAAGCTGAAGCTTGATGGAGAAACTCTCCTCGGCCTAAAAGAACAGCTGGAAGCCGTGAAGACAGAAGCACCTTACCTCTTTGAAGAAACGACTGACGCAGGAACTGATCCAGCGACTGGCGTCAAAATCGTGACCGGAAAAACATCCACCACCACTACTAACAATCCTTGGGATCCGAAGACCTACAACATGACGGAGCAGGTCAAGATCTGGAAGGAAAGCCCAGATAAAGCCAGAGCACTGGCTGCACAACACGGCGTAAAACTATAATAATAAATTAAACAGGAGTGATTTAAATGCCAGCAACAAAAATAGCAGACATTATCGTACCAGAGATTTTTCTTCCATACATGTCACAGAGAACCACAGAACTATCCGCGCTTGCCCAGTCAGGAATCATCGTGAGAGACCCAAAACTGGATGAACTCGCGCTAAAGGGCGGAAAGCTTATCAACATGCCGTACTTCAACGATCTCGATGGAGACGATGAAGTGCTTTCCGATGCAAATCCACTAGGCGTGAACAAGATCACGTCCGGTCAAGATATCGCTGTTCTGCTGATGAGAGGTAAAGCTTGGGGTAACAACGACCTTGCTACTGCGCTTTCCGGAGCAGATCCGATGAAAGAAATCGCGAATAAGGTAGCAGACTACTGGGTAAGACAGGAACAGAAGGTCCTTCTTAAAACTCTTGCAGGTATCTTCGCTTCTGCCACAATGGCAGCCAACAAGCTTGATATCTCCGCAGCAGTAGATCCAGCTGTGGCTTACATCTCCGACCAGACATTCGTTGACGCTCTTCAGAAGATGGGCGATGCGAAGACTAAGCTTACAGGCGTCATGATGCACTCAGCGACTGAAGCATCCCTCACCAAGCAGGGGCTTATCAAACAGGAACTTGAGGCAGTAAACGGGCAGAATGTTGCCGTGAACTACTTCCTAGGCAAGAGAGTCATCGTGGATGACAGCTGTCCAGTGAATGCAGGAGTTTACACAACCTACGTATTCGGGGAAGGCGCATTCGGTAAGGGTGAAGGAGCTGCACCTGTTCCAGTTGAAACAGACAGAGATTCCCTTGCTGGAGAAGACATCCTGATCAACAGAAGACACTTCCTTCTGCATCCAAGAGGAGTTAAGTTCACTTCTACTTCCGTTGCCGGGGAATCCCCAACCAATGCAGAGCTTGCAACTGCTGCAAACTGGTCAAGAGTATACGATCCTAAGAATATTAGAGTCGTTGAATTCAAACACAAACTGAAGTAATCATGAAGCGGCTGGATGTAATGTCTGGCCGCTTTGTTTTAAACAAGGAGTGATCGATATGGGACTAGCGTCTTTTAACCGCATGAGGCGATTACAAGCCGAAAAAGCTGCGAAAAAAGCAGCTGAAGAAGAAGACAAGGAGCCTGTCGCAGAAGAGCCTGAAGAAGCTCATGAAGAACTGCAGGAAGAACCAGCGATTGTAGCGGGGATAGAAGAACAGGAGCCTGAAGAAGAAAAGAAGAAACCTGGAAAAAAGAAGTAGGTGAAATGAATGTACGTAACGTATGAATATTACCTGGGGACATATGGGGGCAGACATGCAAGTTCTAAAGACTTCACTGGCCTCGAGGTGAGAGCCTCATCCCTGGTAAACTATTTTACCTCGAACAGAGTGAACGAAAGCAACCTCACAGAGCCGATTAAGATGGCCGTCTGCGAAATTGTGGATGCGCTTTCAAAGCTGGACGCAACCGGTGGAAAGATTGTAACCTCTGAATCCGTTGGAACCTCAGTCAGCATGTCCTATGATGTGTCGCAAGGAGATCCGGAGTTGCGTAAGGCTAAATCCATTCTACTGAAATATATTGGCCACACAGGCCTGATGTATCGTGGGGTGTAGCTATGCTGAGAGCGAATGCGGATGTGACCATCTATAACAAGTACCTGGATCCGGCCACGAAATCCGATAAGTATCGCAGAGTCGTAATTTATGGGGTTCATTGGTTCGGAGCAGAAGCGTCAAATCGCGTGAATACGGGCCGTAATGCCGAAGACAAGGCTTATATCACTATCCCCTTCTCCTCCTCTCCAGGCGAGCAGTATATGAGCCCTAGAGAGTATCGAGACCTAGAGGATAAAACCGGATATTTCACCATCGCCCCAGAGGACAGGATCGTCAAAGGCGCGATAGATTTCGAGATAACCGGAAGGATATCGGAATTGGACAAAGCTTATGAGGCCTACACAATCACAGCGGTGGAGTGCAGAGACTATGGCAGCGGCCACTTAAACCACTGGGCGGTGACTGCGAAATGATGAGTTTTAAAGTCACGCTAAAGAACTTCTTCCACGATAAGTGGATTAAAAAGCGTGGCCTACAGCCCATGGGAAGAGTGCAGAAGTACATCGACTCAGAAGTTATCCGGAGAATGGAGCCTTATACCCCGTTCCTCCAGGGTGCACTGAAGGATTCCCCTACTCTGCAGACAAAGCTTGGATCCGGACTAATCCATCAGAGGCAGCCATATGCCAGGCGTCAGTATTACGAAAACCGTGGTAAAGGCCTACGAGGCAAGCAGTGGTTTGAAAGAATGAAGGTCGACCACAAGGAAGACATCAAAAAAGGTGCGAGAAAAGTATCGTTAGAAGGTGATTAAACTGGAGCCAGTAATAAAATACATCAGCGATTTTGTCAAGACCAGCCCGGTCCTGGAAGAGATCAAGAAACTCAATATCGACTATCTCGGAACTGGTGAAGGTGAATGCGTCATCGAATCCGTCCCTGCAGATCCGATTATAAAGAGATATGTTGACGGGACCACCCAGAGACAGCTGCTCTTTGTTTTTGCTTCAAAAGAGTTTTATGGGGGCGATGAACTCGAGAACCTGGACAACTTGGGATTTTATGAGAGTCTGCAGGCATGGTTCGAAGAGGTCACCGATAAAAACTTATTCCCCCCTATGGATGCGGGCAGAGAGCCGATAAGTATACAAGCGCTGACATCCGGATACATCTTTGACGCATCAGAGGAAAACCGCGCCAGATACCAGTTACAAGCAAGATTTACCTATCTACAAGAATAAGGAGTGATCAAACATGTCACCAATCGTAAAGAGATCTCAAAAAGTTTCTTTTGTTGAAACAACCCCCGCAGGTGCTTACGCGAGAATGAAGGGCTTCACCGCTCTGTCTCACGCGAAGAACCCTAAAGAGTACACCAGGCAGTACGTGGATGAGGACGGCGAGACTACTGATGTAGTGGGCTTCTCCCCTTCCATGGAGTTCGCTCTCGATCAGCTGCTTGCCGACGCATCGCAGAAGCCCTTTATCGATATTATCGATGGAGAGCTGACAGGAGATGCCGCGAAGGTCAACATCATCACTGTGGACCTTTCTGGCACAGCGCCATTTAAGGCAGTTAAGCGCCAGTACCTTGTAGTACCTGGAACAGAGGGAGATGGAGCTGAGGCTTACACCTACGGCGGAACCCTTAAAGCAGTACCTGGAACAAAGATCGTAGGAACTGCAACATCCACGGACGAATTTAAGACAAACGCCACTTTCGTACCGCCTGTAGCAGGCTAATTTAAACTTAGGAGGATTGAATCCCATGAATAACAACGTAATTACGCCATTCCAATTTAAATCCAGGGAGCTG